GTGATGAAGCGAGCGTTGCGAGCTTCGATGTTGTCCAGCAAGATCGACGTGCCGTCGGCAAGCAAAATGCCTAACGAGGTTGTCGGATTGTTGCCGTTGAGCGTCATCCGCACGTTCCCGCCGACGGCCTGAATCAGACAGTTGTCGGTGTTTGCGTGAAAGACGTAGCCCATGGCGGTGAGTAGCTGCGCGGTGCCAGTTGTGGCCAGCGATGCGTGAGCTTGTGCGGGATTCGGGATGCGGTTCATGATTCTGCGTTGTTAGGTTGCTGTGGTGCGGGAGCTCCCGCTGTCGGTTCGGGGACGATGCCAAGCGCTGCCATGTCTTGGTCGTCGCGGTTGATTTGCTGCCAGACGTCGGCGCTGTCGCGGCCTGTGGTCTCGGCTATGACTTCGGATCGGCTCTTGATGCGCATCGCGATGGCTTTTTCGTTCGCCGCCATCTCGCTAGATGGATCGATCCAGCCCCAGCGGCGCGGCTGCCAAGCTACGGCCTTGTATTTCTCGATGCGCTCTGCCTTGAGTGGACGGCCCGCAACGGTGATGGCCTGTGCGAGCAATGCGCGTTCGAGCCATTTCTCGTAGAGCCACTCGCACCATTGCTCCACGAACATTTCTTGCAGGCCTTTCCAAACCTCGCGCTCGTCTAACGCACCTTGGCGGATGGAACTAAAATTGACCGACGTTAGATCGCTGGCAAGGTTGTTGTAGGAGACGTTCAAGCCAGAGGCTTGCTTCTGCAACATCGCCTTGTCGAACTGGCCCATGAATGCCTCGGGGAACTGTGGATTCCATTGGACAAGCTCGCGATTGCCGATGTCCTCAAACGTGCCGGGGTCTCCCTCCATGGGGACGTCTTCGATTTCCTCGCCCTCGGGATCGCGAAAGAATCCCATCTTGGAGGCACCCACACGGGCATTGACCAAGGCTGCGTCCTCGAATCCTCCCAGCATGCGCATGCGCCACAGCGCGGTGCGCATGGATGACAGACCACGCTTTTGGCCGACCGACTCCTTGATGAAAATATGGCAGACGTTCGCGGCTGGCACGATGTCGTAGTCTCGCGACACTCCCGTGATGTAGCCCACTTGGCGCTCGTCCATACGACGGAAATAGTAGGCCACCGGAGCGCCGTTGCTGTCGAACTCGATGCCGTGCCGGATCGTATTGCCGTTGCCAAGGTCTTGATAGTGCATCGGGTCCAAGAGAACCGGGTCGATCACCTGCACGGCGAACCCGTATTTGTTGAGCGTCCGACCGTAGCGAGCGACGGCGATGAACTCGCCCGTTTTCATGGTCTCGATGGCCATGAGGCGTTCCATCTCTTTGCGCGAAGTAGTCTTATCGACGCAGAAATTCTTCCGCTTGGAGAAGTCGGCAAAGGCGTCTTCGATCGCCGACGAGGCGAGCGTGTCGGGCGTGCCGTTAGGGTCTTTGACCTGCGCGTTGAGTCGGAAGCCATCAGGCCCGGCGATGTTGTCGCGGCACAGCTGACAGAACTTTCGACCGTGATCGTTGTTCTCGGCTTGCTCACGAGCGCGAGCCACAAGCGTCGACCAGTGCTGATAAATCCACGCGTCGACGGTGGTGGGGGTTGACCCCCAGGACTGCTCCAGTCGTCCGGTCGATGCGGCTTGGAATAGGCGCTTGCCAGACGGCGGGCGACGGCCTGCGAACGGTGCGGGCGTCGCCTTCTTGCGCGTGAATAGATCGAAAATTCCCATGGTTAGAAACGGACTGCGATTCTCGGGCCTAGCCCGCCCTTGTTGTTCTCGCGGCGCACTTGCTGCCTCCAATAAGATAGGAGCGTCATAAGTTCCTGCACGGAGTAGCGCTCCAGCTCGCGGTTGTTGATCCGGTAGCGGCGCACTCCCTCGCTGGCATTGCCTGCCATCATGGCCTCGATCATCTCAACCATTTTGCGGGCGTTGGACCGGATGTCACCGACGCCCAGAGCATCGGCGAGGTCAAGCGTGCCGGTTGCGATGACCTTCTTGCTAGAGTCGGCATAGGTAGCCCACGCCTGCCAAGCGTAGGCCCCATGCTGCCATCCTGCCGTATCGGCAGAGATGGAGAAATCAGAGCCGGATTTCGTGGCGGCAATGGTGCGGGTCTGAGGACCACCGAAACGGAACTCGACGGAGCTCGCTGCGCCGTCCGATACCGATAGCTGTAATGTCTCTCCCTTTGTCATCACCAGTTTTTCACGAAGCTCACGCGGCGACGAGGTCGCCGAACTTTCGCAGGAGCATCGTTGATCGGTGGGATTTCGGCGAGCGCGGTTGTGACTGGTTCCGGCTCTTTCGCGGGTTCCGGTGCTGGCGTCGCTGTGCGTCGACGCTCGGCCATCATCTTCATGCGATACGCGAGCTTGTCGAACATCGGCGGCTTGATGAACAAAGCGGCAAACGCATAGACGCGGCAGTCAAGTGCCTCGTTTCGTCGCCCGTTGTCTTTCTGCCAGTCGATCACCGGAAAGCCCTTCACGTATTTTGTTACGGCTTTCTCGGCGGTGAGCTGTCGGAAGTAGTCATCATCGCGCCCGCGTGGGAAATGGCAGTAGCCCGCGCCCGGCTCCGCGATCTTGAATCGCTTCATGACCACAGCCTTGGCGTTGTTGGTGCCAACGATGTAGAGGTCGACTTTCCGCGCCGTCTTGCCACTGCGCTTCCGGTTCGGAGCGCCGACGATTGGCAGTCCAGCTCCACCGCGCCCTTTGACCGCGAACACGCGGTCGCCTTTGTGGCGCTTGCAATAGTTGTAGATCGACTGCGTATTCTCTCCCGTGCCTCCGGTGTCGATGCAGATGGCCTCGGCAATCATCTCGACGCCCGACTCGTGCCGGAATCGCTTGCGGATCAGGTCGGTGAAGTGGCTCCACGGTGAACCAGGGGAGCCCTCGGGAATGTCGACGTCGCCATGGATCACGTGGTAGCCGATAGACCACGACTCTTCGCCCGCGCCCCACGCCACGAACTCGATTTCGATACGGTCGGGCTGCACGTCAGCACCTCCAGTGATGTAGAGGCCACGGGCTGGCACCTCGGCGTTGTAGTCCTCCACGCGCTCCTGTAGCTCGTTCTCGTCGACGGACTCGCCGACTTCCTCGAAGGTCTCACCCAAACACGTGTTGACCCAAACCTGCATGCGTGACGGGTCGCCCTTGGCTTCGAGGAACGATCGAACGATTTGTTTGAGCGTGCGCCATGGCGAGTAGAGCTCGCTGGCGTGAAAGCCTGCCTTGCCGCGGAATGGCGCGGTCGCGACCCAGCGCCCTTTGGTGACGGCAATCTCTTTTTGCAGGTCGTCGAAATATCCGCTGCACGTCGGGCACTGGTAAACGGCCTTCTCCGGATTGCCCGCTGCCGGGCTGTCCTTGCCCCAGACCACCATCGACCACGTAAGCCGAAACTCGGCACCGCACCCACACGGACACGGACACATGCGGTAGCGCTGGTCGCTTTCGAGAAACGCCTTTTCAATGCGCGAGCGGCCTTTGATCGTCGGGGTCGAGAACAGCCCGTGTTTCCGGTTCCAGAATGTCGTGCTCCGCTTCTTGCCCAGCTCGATCGGATCGCCCTCGGTTCCAGCGCTTGCCGGGTATCGGTCGACCTCATCAAACAAGATCACGCGCTTCGGGCGCGATGCCAGACCGGCGGGCGCGTTTGCACCGGCGATAGAGAGCTGTCCGCCTGGGAACACTTTGTGGAAGATCGTGTTCCCGCTGTCGCGGCTCTTCACCTGCGAGACCTTGGCACGCAGCGACGGCGTGTCGCGGATCATCGGGGCCAGTCGGTCTTTTGACCACGCCTCGCCCATCGGTTTCTCGTTGGGCTGGACGACCAATATCGGGCACGGGTCGAAATCGATGTAGTAGCCGACGATGTTGTTTAGGATTTCCGTTTTTCCTACCTGGGCGGAGGACATGAACACAACATCCTCCACGGTCGGGTCATTGAACGCGTCCATGATGTCCTTTTGGTAAGGAGCTCGGGACGTGTCCCACTGGCCCGGTTCTGCGCTGGCTTCAGAAGAGAGCATTCGACGGTTGTCAGCCCACTCCGAAACCTTCCACTTAGGTGGTGGGCTCCACATCGACGCTATGCGTCGAAAGGTATTCGTTGGTGACTCTAGTTGCATCGTATGCTGAAAGTTCTGTCAAGGCGTCGTGCACGGCCTGTTCGATGATGTCCTTGCAGACGGCGAGGTCTGTTTCCTTGCGCACTTTTGGCGCGAGCTTGGACGGCATGCCCAGCAATTTCGAACGGCAGTTCATGAGCATATCAGTCCAGACGGCCTCCACGGCTCCGGCGTCGTGCGCTTGTCCCTTCGCGATCTTTGCCGTTATCTCCGCGACGTCTGCCTTCGCGGCTGTCAGTCGAGCTCGGTGGCGTCCATAGCCCTCGTCTTCATCTTCGCCCGTATCCCACTGATTGACGCGGCGCTCTTGCAGATATTTGATGTAGGCTCGGATCGATGCCCACAGGTCGTAGCGTCCTCGCTCGGCTTTAACGATGATACCTTCCTTCGCGAGCTGCTGCACGCGCACTGCGGTCAAGTTGAAAAGCCGGGCACGCGGGCCGACGTCGACCGTTGGAGACTTTCCTTCGGAGGCGCTCATGCGTCAGGAGTTTGGAGCGCGGAGGTCAGACTTGCACCGCCCTCTCCTGACTGGATGTCAGGCGCATCGACTGCGATGCTTTCCGCGCGTTTTGGCTTGCCGCGATACATGCCAGCGCCGCGACGTTCGATTTCACTAAACGGCAAAATCGGAACTGTCAAGCGGGATTTCGCGTCAGGGT